CATGAGGATTATAAAATCTAATGATTAGGTAAAGTCCTATAAGAATAACTAATAGGGCTGCTAGTCCATCAATCATGTTTCTTATTGAGAATGAGAATCAATAGCAATAGTACAGATGTACTGTAGTACAAACGAACTATCATAATCGCCTATGCTGCGTCTCATTTCATATCGACCACAAGTGGACTACCGTATGTCGACCACAGGTGGACTAGCATAGAATGAAAGCAGAAATGCTTACCAAGTATGGCAGTAAAGACAGCAAAAGATAAGTTCTATGGACCACTTAAGCAGGTGGCTAGGCAGTACATACCTCTCTTGATGTCCAGACTAAAGGTGCTTGAGAGAAGATCACTCAACGCTATGGAGTTCTTGGAGGATGAAGCTGACGAATCACATGAGATCGTATGGGAGATGGAGGAGTCTGAAAGGATCTCCTCAGTAGCGGAAGCGCAGACAGACCTGCACAAAGCAGTATTAGAGGCAGGTACGTGTCAAGCTTTGGTCGGCGCATTTATAGACCTCCTTCAAGAGGATTATCCAAAGATTAAAGATAACAGTTGCTTCTTTGTTGGACCAGATGGTACTCACGTATCACTGTATGAGGGACAGAGACCAGACCATTAAAACCACAAAAGCTCCCGATTAGGGGAGCTTAAGCAGTAGGTCAGGTCATCCAGATAGCACCGAAGTAGACTTAACTACAAGTTTCTGGGCCTGATGGTTTGAGTTTAGTGGGATGCCTTGTAATAGACAACACCACGGTAGACCAGTTTAGTCATTGGTCGAGCCTCTTAACTTCCTAACGCCCGTTCCATCGTTAGGTTGCCTGCGTCCCGAAAGGGGATGAACGTACGCAGAGGCTATCAGATCTGGTAGTCGTTGCTACTAATAGTTTACCACTTCTTAATGTGGCACTAGAACTTATACTTAGCTCCGAGTTTAGTAGCGTATGAGTTATCAGTAGATTCAGCAGTTTGTAGTGCTATCTCTCCATAGATATCTACCTTTGGAGTAGCTGCGACAGAACCACCAAGCTTGCCTGATAACTGAGTGTCAGTATCGTCAGCTCCATCAGCAGCGACGAAAGCTGGTCCTCCTTGGATGTAGTAACTGGCAGTGCCAGCGCTGTTGCTCCCTTCATAACCAATATGTAGATCTGTAGTAGTGGATGTGTAATCTGACCCAGTGAAGCCTGAGTTAGCTTCAGCGTTAACGTAGAAGCCACCAGCAAGGGCAGGAGCTGTTCCTACTCCTAGCAGGGCAGCTAGAGCGATTGCGAACTTCATAAACTGTAAATAAGTAACTTCAGTAGTATAACTCTTAAGACTTTCGTAGTGAGTTAAAGGTACTACTACTAAAACTTTAAAGAAAACCCCTTTAAATGCACTACAACAATAGACACAACAACAAGTGGCACATAACAGGTATGAAACTTTACGTTCTTCTGGTTACTGTTTAGAAGTTCTTTCTTTTACCTATGGCTTACACCAAGCTGAAGATTTACGGAGCTCTTGAAGGCTTCGTTCCCCATTTCTTTGATCCTCCCACCTACAAAGGAGATCCATCAGATTTCCGTATAAGAGTTAGGGTTTCATCTGAAGACTCAGAAGAATTAAGAAACCTACTCTCTGAAGCCTATGACGGATGCTGTAACTGGTATCAAAAGCAAACAAACAGTAAGAGATTCTTCGATCAACCTTGGATTGAGAATGAAGATGGCTCTATTACTGTACGTTTAACAGCTAAACCTAAGTATGAAGAGCATCCGTTTCCAGTAGTGGATGGTGATCTTGAACCACTAGATGAAGACCTATCATTGCGAGAAGGTACAACTGTACTAGTCAGTACTGTTCTTATGCCTTACTCACCTAAGAGTCCTTCAGGTGGTATGAGAATTAGACCACGTGCTGTTCAAATCATCAGTGCTATTACTGGTGCTGCTAGAGACAGTGGTGAACTAGATCTTGAGAAAGAGTTCACTAAGACTGATGGCTTCAAACAAAAGAAACCTAGTGTTAAGAAGAAAGCTACTAAGAAATCTGATAACGTATCAGACGAAGAAGATTTCTAGAGTAGATGGCTCGACGCTTTCACAAGTATGGTAAACGTACTAAAGATGGATTCAGATCGGGCTTTGAATCAGAGGTAGCCAAAGACCTTGACAAATGTGGGATCAAGTATGAGTACGAAACTAAAAAGTACGACGTAGTGATCCCACGTTCTTATACTCCTGACTTCATTCTTAGTAATGAAGAAGGGACAATAAGAGTCATAGAAGTGAAGGGTTACTTCGACGCGGAAGATCGCCGACTCTTGCGTATCTTCAAGGAACAACACCCTGATGTAGACATCAGAATGTGTTTCCAAAAGCCACACCAAAAATTAAGTAAGACAGCCAAGATGACTTACGCAATGTGGTGTGACAAACACAATATTCCCTGGTGTCGTGGACCTCATTTGCCTCATCGCTGGACTCTGTTATAGTTCAAGTGGTAAAGGAAAGGGTTACCAAAAAGGCTCCAGGGAGATCCCCACCTGGAGCTTTTTAAATGTCTGTTATTCATACAGCTTGCCCGTGGTGTGGTTCAAGAGATAACCTATCCGTCTGGGACAACGGGAGTCAAAAATGTTTTACTCCTGGCTGTAATTTTCAAGTATTCTCTGACCCTTCCTCCCTTCCAACAATGACTTCAACTAAACCAACGGGGCAAGAGATTGACCCAATAGTAGGCGAGTACGTAGATATTAAGACACGTTCTATTAAAGCTGATACGTGTCAAAAGGCTGGGTACATCAAAGGTGTGCACGGTGGTGAACCTGCTTACTTTTCCCCTATATATAACAACGAAAGAGTTCTTACTGGCTACAAGATTAGAAAGCAAGGTAAGAACTTCTTAATGCACGGTACTAACCCTGACAATAGGTTTCTCTTTCAGGAGAAATGGGGTGGTAATAATAAGCTGTTAGTTATTTTCGAGGGTGAGTATGATGCTCTCTCTTATATACAAGTTAGGGATTGGCCTGCTGTAAGCCTACCTAATGGTTGTGAATCAGGTAACAAAGTAGTAAGAGCTCAATTATCATGGCTTCTCACGTTCGAGACAGTTATCTTCTGTTATGACGATGATGAGCACGGTAGAAAGGCAGCTCTAAGAGACGTTCAACTACTTCCACCCAGAGTTGGAAAGATAGGTACCATATCTGGTTATAAGGATGCTAACGAGGCTCTCCAAGCTGGAGATTCTAAGGCCATAGTTAGTATGGTGTACCAAGCTAAGGAATATGAACCAGACGGAATTGTTAATGGAAACACTTTACTAACTCCTGTATTAGAAGACCCTAAGGTAGACAGTATTGACTACTCTTTTCCCTGTCTCAATGAAAACATCCTTGGCGCTAGAAAAGGAGAAATGGTTGTGTGGTGTGCAGGCACCGGAAGTGGTAAGAGCACCGCGATTGGAGAACAGATATATAAGTTCTGTGTCGAGCAAGGACAGAAAGTCTGTGTCTTTAACCTGGAAGAGAATAATCTTAGGAGTGCGAGACGATACGTTGGCATACATCTTAATCACCCTATTCACATTGACCGTGGAAACCTTACCGATGAACAAATCACCAAAGCCTTCAACGAAACACTCGGCACTGGGAGGCTCTACCTCTACGACCATTTTGGCTCTATTGACCCTACCGTTCTTCTTAATCGGATACGGTATTGTGTTACTTCTTTGGGTTGTGATTGGGTCTTTCTGGATCACATTTCGATTCTCGTATCGGGTATGGACCAAAATCAAGATGAAAGGCGCGCAATTGATTCGACGATGACCAAGCTCAGGTCTCTAGTAGAAGAGACGGGGTGTGGTATGCACGTAGTTAGTCACTTAAAGAGACCAACAGGCGATAGAGGTTTTGAGGATGGACATAAGATAAACGTTAATAGTCTCCGCGGATCTGGGAGTATAGGGCAATTAGCAGATATCGTTCTAGGATTGGAGCGCGATCAACAGGATGGCAGCTCTGAATGTAAACTACGGGTCATGAAAAACCGCTTTACAGGGTGGTTGGGGGTTGCAGGAACTGTTAAGTATTACGAAAAGACTGGACGAATGTTGGAGCTAGATGATACTGCTGTAATTACGGATGACTTTATTGAACCCGACTTTTGATGTCCATCTTCGACAAATAAACACTCTTAAAGTATCTGCCTTTGCTGCTACTGAAAAAGCAAAGCGCTCCCTTTCTCAATTCTTTAAAACCAATGACTACGTTTATTCCTTTAATCGACCCAGACTGTCTTCCGTGGTCAAATACTGCCATAAGAACGGACTCACGGTGCACATTGATGACAACCTTCGACATAGAAACCAACGCTCTGAAGATTAACGACATTACAGAGATTCATTGCTGTGCTCTTAACAGTGGTGAGGAGACTGTTCTTTACACAGATCCAGAAGAGTGGCTACCTATATTAGAAAACTCAACTATCATCGGGCACAACATTTGTCAGTACGATATTCCTGCAATTCAAAAGCTTTACCCAAGATTCAAACCTAAAGGAAAGGTTATAGATACCTTAATCTTGGCTCGAATGTTTTGGTCAGACATATTAGACATAGATTTTAAGAAGAAGTGGGAGACCATGCCTATGAAGCTATACGGTAGGCACTCTCTCGAAGCTTATGGATACAGGCTTGGCTTTAATAAGAAACACGCAGACCTTGAAGACTTTTCTACTTATACCGAAGAAATAGGTGAAAGATGTATTGGCGATGTTGACGTGACGTGTAAACTTTGGAACAGGCTTCGGCCTAAGGTTAATCGTTACCAGAAAGCGGTTGACCTTGAGATGGAATTTGCCACTCTCATCTCAAAACAGGTTGATACTGGGTTCCACTTTGACGTTAGTGAGGCGCTGAAGTTGGAAGCTAATATCACCCAACAACTTCATACTCTCGATGAACGATTGAGACAACGGTTCCCGTTCATTGACGGAGGGCTCTTCACTCCTAAGCGAAACGATAAAAGTCGGGGATATGTAGAAAGCGCATCTATGTGTCGCTTGACTCCTTTGAATCCAAACTCAAGGGATCACATTGCTTGGGTTTTAGAGAATCATCTGAAATGGAAAGCAGAAGTCTTCACCGAAACTGGTAAACCCAAGATCGATGAGACGATTCTCAAGGAGATCCCTGGAGCTGAAGATTTCGTATCTTCCCTCACTCTCCAAAAAAGGCTTAGCCAATTAAGCACTGGAAACAATGCATGGCTCAAGCTAGTAGATAAAGACAGTCGTATTCATGGCAACGTGATTACGGTTGGCTGTGCTACACAGAGAGCAGCCCACGTCAGCCCAAACATGGCCCAGGTGCCTGCTGTTAGGTCAGCCCTGG